ATAATATAAAATGAAAACACTAGATAATATATATGTATTCTAATATATTATCAGATATTGAAAAGCAAACTCTATTAAAATATAAAAAAGTAATTGTATGGGGGTTTCCATTACATACTCATACTCATTCGTATATACACGCTATGTGGGTAAAAGTGTTTTCAACAGTTTTTAATATGGAAACACACTGGTTTCATGATAAAGAATTTCCATCTGAATTTGATTATAATAATAGTATTTTTATAACAGAAGGTTACGCAGATAATAATATTCCAATAGTAGAATCGTCAGTATATTTCGTACATAATGCTATACATCCTGAAAAATATTTAAATAAACATGCTAGATTAATAGAAATACGGTTTAATGTAAATGAAATACATGATGTAAATAATGATTTTAAATTAGACGACGGAACACATAATTTAATTGATTTATCACCACATGCGAAGTATGAAAAGTTGACATCTAATAAAGATATACATGTATCGAAGCGAGGGAATGAAATAAAAGAAATGAACTATGAGTGTATCTATTTGTACTGGGGGACGGATTTACTGCCACATGAGTTTAATTATGATGATATAAATATAGAAAAGGACAATGCTATATATTACATCGGTTCACCTGTGCGTTCGTATAATTATCATGAATTTGCGAAAATATGTATAGAGCATAATATTCAGTGGATAACATCGAACCCGTGGAATGTACCACTAACATTTGAAGCAAATAAACAATACATGCAAAAATCGATAATAAGTCCAGATTTCAGACCGATAGGTAGTCCCGAAGATACCCGAATATTTGGTGTGAAGAATGGAAAAAATCATTTGGAGATAGGTTATTTACCATGTAGAGTATTGAAAACAATTAGTTACGGTCAACTAGGCATTACTGATTCAAAATATGTAAAAGAGATATTAGGAGAACATATAGTTTATGAAGAAAATATGCATGATTTATTCAATGTTGTTATGAAAGAAAGAACCAATACAGAACGTATTAAAAAAGCAATGGATTATGTAAAAGATAATCATACATATATAAATCGTGGGATTGAATTGATTCGAGCGTTATGTCAATAACAACATTACGCAAAAACTAATATAAATTAATGGCATAATAATAATATATAATGTCATTTACATTTGTCACCGCTTTGTATAATATACATCGTGATGTATACGACCAGCGTAGTTATACTCAATATCAAGAATGGTTTTCAAGAACATTGTCAGTTCCTGTTCCGATGGTTATTTACACAGAAGAAGAAAATAGGGATATAATCGATACTGTTCGTAATGATTTACCAACAAAAGTGATATATACGAAACTGGAAGAAACACCTTTTTATCATACACGTAATGCGGTAGAAGATATTATAAGTAAAAGCGAATTTAAAAATAGAATTAAACATCCAAATGGACTAGAAAATCGATGCTATGGTTACATTCCGATTGTAAATAGTAAATTTGTATGGATGAGTAATGCAATACAAGAAAACTATTTTAAAACAGATATGTTTTTTTGGATAGATGCTGGATTAAGCCGTTTTATGAAATTTAATATGAGTGATAACATATTTAATACAGATTTAATAACTGAATTAAACAATAATAATAAAATATATATTCAAATAGGTAAAGAAAAGGAACTATCAGAATTGATAAATGAAAAACTAATGTTTGATGATTGTATCGGACAAAATATAAATTTTATGATGGCTGGGTTTTGGGGAGGAAATACTAATTTGGTTAAAGAAATATGCGAACTAGGTAAAGAAATGTATATAAATGAATATATTAATAAAAAAAGAGTAGATAACGAACAAGTAATATTTGGATTTATTATAAAAAGATATATCAACCAAGTATATTTAATTCGAAACACTCCATATCAGGAATATATAAACTATTATATATTTTGTAATCGAATACATTAGATGTTCATGATGTTAGTAACATATTTTTGTACGAGTATGTTCCAAGAAAAGTGTTGTATGGCATAATCGCGAATTTCGTTAGATAAATGTTGTTTATTACGGTTTATATTAACTATATTAGTAATATAAGGTATATCACTCAATTTATCGTGAGGTATAACATCAATAAATGGTAATGATAGGTCTAAATCGTCACAGCTATATTTATTAATTACAATCGGCAACCCCGCCATTAAAGCTTCTTTTAATACTAAGGGTGTTCCATTTTCACCGGTACTCAATAATAACATATTTCCATAATTCGATAAACTATTTAAGAGAGTTGTTCTATCGGGTTCACCTTTATATTGCGTTAATTGTTTAAACCCTTCGTCCGTACATCTTCCATAAAAATCAACATTGGGTATGTTTTTGTATACATGTTGTTTTTTACGTTCTTCGATTTTTCCAAGATAAATGGTTTTGTCTTTGAAAATTCTTAATTCGGGTGATATGGTTTGAATATCATGTGTATTAGCACCATTATACATTAAAATAATATTACGTTTATCTACTGAATATGTATTAAATGCGTTAAAATCCTTTTTTGATAGAGCAAAAATAGTGAATTTATCATTGTTTTGTACCATAAAATTAAATATACCCGAATATCCATCAGCTCTATGTTTTTCAGGTTGGTCTATATATGGATAATGGCTGGTAATACCGATTTTTTTACAATTTAAATGAGGTAAAATATGGAATAAACAATCATAGTGTAAATGTACGAAATCATAGTCGCCGTCATTTATTTCTTTAATTAACTCCTGACAGTAAGGACTATTAGTATTCATTTGTTCCATTGAATTAGAACGAAGTTTGTTTATAATATTCACATCATGTCCTAATTTTAATAGTTCATTAAAATAATCCCATATTAATATTTCCACAGCTCCCCAACCATCTGGTGGAATAATCATTATACCTGGTGCAACTAGACAAATTTTCATGAAAACTTATTGTATTAATTGAACGTATTTGTTTATTATATTTTTCCAGGAAAATAGTTTTAATCCATAATCGCGTATTTTTTCACGATTTTTGATGCTGTATTTCCGGTTTTTTGTTATTTCATCAGTAACATATGAAATGTCTGTTAATTTGTTGTTAGGAATAACGGTAATAAACTCTTGAGATAAATCCAGATTAGCAGACGAACATTCACTCACTACAACACCTAATCCACATATTAATGCTTCTTTTACAACTAATGGGTCAGCTTCTCCATCAGATAATAAGATTAAATTTCCATAATGGCTAAGATTATTATACAACATGTCTTTCGTCCACTCCCCTAGAAAATTTGTTCTTGATATATCGAATGAAGAATTGTGATAATTTCCAACAAAATCAATATTTGGTATATGCTGATACATATATTGTTTTTTTCTCTCTTCTATTTTAGCCAGATAAACGGATTTATCATAATTAATAGGACTATTATGATATTTGAAACTATCTTCTCTTGCTCCATTATGTAAAACATTAATTTTATTTTCTGGGAACCCATATTTTACATATACCTGTTTTATTTGTTCGGATATAGCGTTTATAATAATCTTATTTTTGTTAAAAATCACATGACTAAAAATATTTTGAAAATACCATGGTTGTGTTTGTTCGAAAGTAGGATGGGTTATATATGCGTAATGTGATGTATAAAAAATTTTATTATGTTTTAAATAAGGAGTAATTATTACATGGTCGTCATACATAATATGGATAACATCATAATTTGCAGCATTTACTTCTTCAATCACTTGTTTTAAATCATGGTTGTTAATAATGGTTACATCATGATTGTCCTTTAGATTCGTGTAATAATCCCATATAACCGATTCTACAGCACCCCAACCATTGGGTGGTATGGGTTTATATCCTGGTCCAATTATACAAATTTTCATTATATTTACAATAAAATCATCTATTTATATTTGTATAACGATATATTACAAAAATAGAAACATTATTGATAGTAGTATAGTTACATACACATTCAAATGTGTATATTCGTTTGAATTTCATATTTAGTATAACTGTATACTGTATACTGTATAATGCATCCTGACGCAAGAGATTTTACTGTTTTTGTCAAAAAAATTCTTGGTGATTTTTTTATTAATAAGCATGTTTTAGATGTTGGTTCTGGAGATATTAATGGAAATAATCGGTTTTTATTTGAAAATTGCGAATATAATGGTAATGATGTTATTGAAGCACCTAATGTTACTATAGTTTCTAAAACAAAAGACTTACCATTTCAGAGTAATACATTTGATACCATTGTATCTACTGAATGTTTCGAACATGACCCAGAATATAAAGAGTCATTTTTAAAAATTTATGATATGTTAAAACCAGACGGATTATTTTGTTTTACTTGTGCTTCAACCGGTAGACCAGAACATGGAACTCGTAGAACTACACCCCAAGATTCTTATGGAACAATCGGCAAATTAGATGATATGTCAGATTATTATAAAAATCTTACTGAATTAGACTTGAATGAAGTATTGAAATTAAACAGTATGTTTTCAGTATGGGATACATATTTTAATTATAGATCAAAAGATCTATATTTTGTAGGAATAAAAAAAGGTTCTTCTAATTGGAACGCTTTAGCAAAATATGTAAATAATTATATTGTAATTACTTCATCTAATATACATTTGCTTGTTTAGAACAATTCATATTTTCACTACTTTACATCCTTGAAGTTTTACAGAGTAAAAAATCAAAAGTGTAAATCTTTCATCCACTTACTACAATCACCTTACCAATGATGCTGATAATATTTCCCAAACAGCATATTGTATATAACAAAATTGAATGGCTAAACTTTATATGTAATTATAATACAAGTAATTACACATAAAACCATTACGTTGCTCTAAATTTATATAACATGTATACCGCACCAATCGATCAGACCGTTTTTCAAACCTTGATTATGGGTTTGATTGGTTGGGTAATATATACATTTCTATACAGGCCTGTTTTCTGTGAACCTGAACCTATCACGTTTACAGTTGAAGAGATTAGAGAAATAGTTAAGGTAGGTGTTGACGATTTTTACAAATCAATTGTTGTTTTGAAAGACAAACCAGATATTGTGAGTAACCATGTAAAATACACAGATGAAATGGACGCAGTGAATGCACTAATTACGTTGAAACATACATCATAATTTGATAAATATTAGTTCGTGTGGTTATTGTATACTATTGTATTTTTTCTATTTGTTTACGTTTTCATCAATATATTTTACTATGTGTATTTACGTGTCTCATTTGTTTGTATATCAATAAAAATATCAGGGTATTACAAATAAATGTTTCCTCTATTCTTATTTTTTACGTTTCTAATGAATGTGACTAGTGCTTATGATAGTCATCTCGCTCATGTAGCTGTAAATATTTCACAGGCAACCTATTGTATGACACAGACAAGTAATTGGGACTGTATGACATGTGATCCTGAAAATACTTATGATAATATTTTGATACAAAACGGAGAACAAGTTATATTTGGATACAATGAAGAATATAAATCGATATTTGTTAGTTTTAGGGGGTCTGAGAATATCCAAAATTGGATATCAAATATTCAAATTTCACAAACTACTCCCTATCCAGATACGAATATCGCAGTTGAAACAGGCTTCTATAATTTATTTTCTTCATTACAAACAAATATTTACAGATTGATAGATGAATTAGTAGCAAAATATAACACAAAACAGTTGTTATTGACCGGACATTCTTTAGGAGCGGCTTTATCAACCCTAAATGCTTTTGACATTCTATATTATCGGAAAAATTACAAAATTCACTCGTTAATTACATTTGGTTCCCCTCGAGTAGGGAATGCATACTTCGCACAATTATTTGAATCATATGATATAAATTCGATTCGTGTGACACATTATTATGATATAGTACCACATGTACCAGAAGAATTTTTAAATTATAGACATATTTCAAATGAAATATGGTATAATGAACCGAATACTAAATATACAGTATGTAGTGATATGAATGGAATAGAAGACACTGCTTGTTCTGATTCGTGTTCTCCCACAAAATGTACGAGTACATCAGACCATTTAGATTATTTACAAATAAAGATGGGTAGTGGTGGATATTGTTAGTAACTCTTCCATATAAAATATGTATGCAATAATATATATTTTAGAACAAATGGATTCACATGCAAGTTATGAATTATTTGGAACTCATAAGGGAGTTCAATATAGACAAAATACGAATATAGATGAATTTAATGCCCGTATGAATGAGCGTATGTTTTCAGATTCACCTTTAGAACCGAATTTCAGTATGCGAGCTGTACCTACAAAATGTACGGTATTCCCTGTAGTAAATCATCGTAAGCCACTTACAGAAGAAAAATTAAATTACGTTACTTACAACCAACAAATGAATTTTACTCCAGCTGTGTCAAAAGGCCCAGTATCTGGATACATGAATAATGTAGATACTGAAACGATATTACGTAATCAAACATTCGGATTACAGCAAGGTATAGGTCAAGACATGTATGTTCCATCGTCAACTAGTGAATTATACAATGTATCTGTTGTATCCAGACCATCCATTCAACCACATAAAGGATTGTTTGCAGAACATACATTTAGTAATAAACCGCATCCGAATATTGATAATACAACTATAGGTAGAGACAAATTCTTTAATCATACCCGTACACAGTTACGTAATTCAGCATAACTAAAAAATTGATACCACAAAATTATATAATGGTTTATTATATAATTCATAACAAAATGATAAAATACATAAATTCAATATTAACATCTAATAATTCACATAATACAACATATAAGTGGCTCATCGCAATAGCGATTATATACACTGGTGTAAAACTAGCCAAACTGTCGAAACCACTATATGTTCCAATTGAAGGGTTTACTCAGAGCAAACCATATGTTTATAAGAAAAATAAAGAGGTATATGATGATTTTACTGCTGACATATATGATGAATTACATAATACAAAAAATCAAACTGATTGGGAATTGGCACAAATAATACGGTTAACATCACCAGATACAAATAATAGTGTATTCCTGGATATAGGTTCAGGAACAGGCAGTGTTGTAAATCAGTTGAAATCAAACGGATATAAAGCATATGGTGTCGATAATTCATCAGATATGATAGAATATGCTGAAAAAAAACATCCGAATATTGATATAATTAATGCGACTATAGAAGACTCAATGGTATTTGAACGTTCAAGTTTTACTCATATTTTATGTACTAAAATGACAATATATCAATTTCGTAACAAGGAATTGTTCTTTGCTAATTGCTATAAATGGATGATGCCAAACGGATATTTAATCTTACATTTAGTAGATAGAAAGCGTTTTAATTTAATTCCGCCCAAAGATGATAGTGACTTGAAATGGACTCCATTAATTCCACAAAAAAAATCGAGAATTACAAGCATTGTATCAGATTATGAAGATTTTAAATATAAAGCTAGTTATTCGTTTCCAGTCAATTTAGAAGAAACAAACGTGGTTAGCTTTACAGAAACATTTACTGATAAAGTGACTAATTATGTAAGACATAACGAACATACATTATTTATGGAAAATATTACCGACATTCTGGATATTGCCAAAAAAGTGGGTTTTATATTCCATGCGAAAGTAGATATGGAACCAATTGGTGATGATAATCAGTATTTGTATATCTTAGAACGTCCACACTAATGCCGATAAATACGATAATTTTATTCCCAAAATATATTAGTTTTATGATACAATATATTTTTTCTTCCTTATTTTTTTTTGTGCTAGTCTTATTTGCGTATATAAAGATTAAATATCCTTTTTGGAATAACCAACCAGTATTTCATACATACGATTACTGGCGTTTCTTTTATAGTATTCCTTTCATTGTTTATAAATATCGTCCGGTGAAAACCAAATACTGTGATTTCCATCAAATAGAAACTACTAATTATGTTGACAGTTCTCAAACTATAAAAAATAATATGGTGAATTTATTGCAGTGTTATTATATTCCTTCGGAAAAAATATTACATACGATTACATGTGATGATTTGGATACCATTTTTACAGGAATAAATGAACCATCCTATATATCTTTTTTTTACGATAAAATAATTCAAAACAATGAAGGACAACCACCAAATATATTAGTCAATACACAGCCTAGTGGGTGTATTACGTCGAGAGCCTATAAAATGTTTTACAGACCAACCCTATCTGAAACTAGTTATATGTTGAATTCGATTTATTTTATAGATTATTTATGTGTATCTCGAGAACGTGACCGAAAAAAACTCAATCGGATGTTATTGCAAACACATGAATATAATCAACGAATTAACAATCCAAACATTCTTATATCGCTTTTAAAGAAGGAGGTTGAATTATTTGAAGGCATTATTCCCTTGGTAAAATTCAATACAATTACATATAATATTCCAAATGTTTTATTCTATAAATTACCAACAGGATTCCAAGTAATTCAGATAGAATCAAGTAATATTAATATCATAACGGATTATTTGTATAACTTAACACATAATGATTATAATAATAACGAACATATGTTTGATATATGTATTATACAGGATACATCGTATTACTTATCACAAATAAAATCAGGAAACATGTATATATATTGTTTACAATATCGAGAACATATATACGGTGTTTATTTTTTTAAAAATACGCATACAGAATACGAAGATATAGATGGAAAGGTGCTGATGTTCTCAACGAGTATAAAAAATGTTAATAATAATGAGGTGTATTACATTGGTTTCTTGCGTAGTATGCATCATTTACTGAAAAAGAATAAACAATATAAATTATTAATGATTGAGAACATCGGGCATAATTTTGATATAATAACATTTTGGGAGTTGTATAACAAACCTATATTTAATAATCCGACAGCATATTACCTATATAATTTTATTTATCCATGTTCTCCAATATTACTAAATAGAGCATTAATCGCGTTGTAAATATCACATACCAGTTAGATATGATATTTACCAAGATTTATCTTGTATATTTACCAGCTCGAGCAAATGAATCAACTACAAATATAACAAAAACACCTAAAAAGGTATATAATAAGAATTCTTCGGTAATGTTCTCTGTTTTTTCGTGTTGATTTTCCTCAAGTAAATGAATCATATAATTAATTTTTTCCATCAACTGGCTTTCATTAGGTGAAGTTTGATTGGAAGAAATACCCATTTTAGCGTAATATGGAATATTATTAGATTCGTAGCATTTATGGTAATTACTCAGTGATTGTGATTGAGTGTCATTCGCACCATAGCTTTTCATTTCACCTAAAATATTAGATGCGGCAGCTCCTCTTGCGAATGTTGGCATAGGGGGAATGTATTGTTTTATTTCAGTATCATCATCATAATCACCTTTTACATTAATTTCCGGAGGTGATAATGGTTTAAATTCACCCAATTTATTGTTCTCATCATCATTCGAGGCAGAAGTAAGTTTATTCAATAAATCGTTCACCCTAGAACTACGTTGTTCGCTTACATTTTGAAAGTTTTCTATATTTTCTGACATTTCATTATTTGTGTTAAATTCTCTAATATTGTCATTGGGTCTTAATTTTACGGTTTTTCGAATAGATGGTATTCTTTTTTTATTCATTGTTTCTTCATTCGTCCATGTTGATGCTGTTGCGACTAAAGACATGATTTATATTAATATTTATACTTAAAAAATAAGTAGATATTATTTCAGTATCACAGTACCAATTATTTTGAAAAAGAATATATGACGTTAATTTATATAATGAAGAATATTAAGAATACTATAGCTCAATTTATTCCAATAATAACCATATTTATCATGTTATCGCAATACAATATATGTGTTGAATTTAGTCATACTATTTTAGGAAAGATTATAGTTGCATCATTAATACTATTTTATACGTCAATAGATAAGATTCTTGGTTTATTTGTATGTGCGTTGGTTATTTTGTTTTATCAAATGGATTGCGTCGAAAACATGCTAAATATTGAATCGTTCGATACAATCGAACCCGATGAAGTGGAAGAAATACCCGAACAAGATTTTTTGAAAACTAAACCTGCTAAATCATGTGCTTGTCCGATAAAAGATATAGAAACGTTTGAAAATTATGAAAATGATGAAGATACATTCATTCAAGATGAAAAGGTACAAGACGAATTTAGGAGAGAACACTGTAAACAGGGTGTATTGAAACATAAAGATATGAATGTAAAAAATGAGGTAGCACAACATGTATACCCCGAATTAAAATTTAAGAACGATTACTGTAATGTATGTTCTCCGACTTGTAAGTTTTCAATCATAGAAAGCAAGTTAAAGACTGAATTAAAATTAGCACCCAAACCAAGAAAGTAAAATCTAAATACATTATAACTAAACAGAATGGCAAAAACAACAAATATGTTAGATTATTTACATAATCATATAGATAGAATCAATAACAGTAAAATTTTTGCTGGATTAATGATAATATCATTAAATATATTATCTAAACATGTCAATCTAGGTCTAAGTAAATCGATTGAATCTTATTTAAAGTATACATTTAGTCGTCAATTACTCGTATTTACGATAGCCTGGATGGGAACAAGAGATATATATATCGCATTTTTCGTTATGTTAATGTTCTCATTATGTACTGATTACCTTTTTAATGAAGATAGTGCTTTTTGTATATTATCAGAAGATTTTCAAGATTATCATTCGACCTTGATAGAACATAATACAACACAGTCGGACAAAGTCACTGATGAAGAAATAAAAAAGGCAACGGAGGTTTTAGAAAAAGCAAAGAAACAAAACAAAATTAAAGATGACGATTTTATAGGATTTTCTATGAAATAAGTACCTTATTATGCAAATAATATATTTGTATAATATAATTAGAACATTAGTATTATGAGTTTAAATATTCAAAAACTAAAAGTAACGTTAAATACGAATATACCTAAACAAAAATCGATTGAATTTACAAAGGATGTGTTATATCATCCAGAATCTAATTCTTTCAAAGATATTGAAAAATATCCATATATCACAACCAAACAATTATATCCAGAGAAGTTCCTATATGATTTAGATTACGATGAAATTGTGAATATTTTTTTTAATCGAGATAAATTTGAACGGATGTTATTGGAAAATAAACCAACAAATATAGAGACTGATACTGAATATATTTATAAAACAAATGTGATGACTATGCTCGAGCTACTATTTTCTACAAAATACTTCATCGTAAATAATATTCATCAATCATTAGATATAATAACTCATAAGGAATCAACAAAATCTTTATTTTATAATCCATTTAATACTAAATTTTCATATATTAAAGTGAATGGTAAACCATATACAGTAACTAAAGCTATTTGGTTAAATGATGTTGTAAACCATCCTAAATATAATGAACTTATGAAACAAGTTCGATCTGTTGCTGACGAGTATATTGAAAAAGAATATCCTGTTGAAAGTATTAATAAAGAACGTCAACAACCTTTTATTGTTCCTATGAAATTTGACGATATACCATATCGTTTAAGAAGTGTAATACTACCTAAGTATCGTCACCCATATCGTGAATCTTCAAATCAAGACTTACAAAAATACATAATAGGCAAAAATAGTGATGATGTTAGTAAGTTTTATGAGTTATTTGATAATATTTACGAAAGATACATGGTCGGTAATAAAGATGTTAAAATAGACGAGAAGTTATTAAACGTAGGAATAGACAATATTAATATTGGTTATGATAATAGCTACCCAAAAAAAGAAATATTTGTATTGTTAGATGTGATTGAAGGGGAAGTTAATGAACTAAATAAAAAAGAAGTATACTGTCCGTATACAAACGACTACCTTGGAAATTTACTAAATAACTTGGTATATAAAGTACATTCAACAAAGGTACTTGATAAACCTCGTACAATGTATTCCATTTCCGAAAAAAAATCAGACATTACATCTACAGATACTAAGATGGATTCATCATCGGATAAGAACATAATGTCAGACGCTAATGAAAATACGAATAAAATCGAAACATTATTTTATAGTAAAATATTTAATAGAACTGACGAAAAAAATACAGATATATTAAACAAAACTAAACCAATATTAAAAGACATAGATATGATTACGTTTATAAAAAACAACAATAATGAATTATACGCCATAATTAATAAATCATTGAATACAGTATTTAAATCAACTGATTTTATGAATCAGATTCGTAGAAGTATTAACAACTACCAGACGGAATTAAATATATCAAACGATTATTTGACACAACCTGGTATATTACCTGATAAAATACAAGAGACGAAAAAAAGTATCATATTGTATGAATTATACATAAATATACTTGAATCTATCAAAGCATATGAAGACACAAAACCAGCATCATCAGGTGGTTCTAAATCGTCAAAAAGAAAGAAAAAAGTATTAAATAATACTAAGAAGAACAAGAAATAATATGATTATGTACTGTTTATTCGTTTTATTCTATTGAAGTTCACTTCTTTGTTTTGAAGAATACAGGTTTTCCATCCTTGAATTCTCCAATTTTTTCACCAATTTCTTCATCGGCGTCAATCGCATATATATAACCTTTAATTTCATTAGTAGTATAATATGATTTATTATTGATAATAACTTCATATACCTCTTCCTCTTCTTCCTCTTCTACCTCTTCTACTTCAACTTCTTCCGTCTCTTCTTCTTCCTCTTCTACTTCAACTTCTTCCGTCTCTTCTTCTTCCTCTTCTACTTCAACTTCTTCCGTCTCTTCTTCTACTTCCACTTCCTCTGTCTCTTCCTCCTCTTCCTCTGTCTCTTCCTCCTCTTCTTCTACTTCCACTTCCTCTGTCTCTTCTTCTTCCTCTTCTACTTCAACTTCTTCCTCTTCTTCCAACCTTTTAAACAGGTATAGTCTCGATTCATCCTCTTTTACTAGTTGTTCTAATCCTTCATCTTCCTTTTCCTCCTTTGTAGTTTTGTTTTCATCGACTGTTTCATCAACAGACACAACATCCTTTTTCTTATCATTCATTACTATAATTTTAACAGTATCCTGAACCTCATTAATTGTAGAATGAGTATCAATCTTATATACGATATTTTCATGTTTTTCAATGTCTGTTATCGTAGAAGCGTCTGAATTATTGTTTTTTTCGGTTTTAATTTTAACGTCATTAAACTTGGCAGAATTACACGAACAGGTATTACAATGACATCTACATGTTGTATTTTTATCCAATAATACATCAACCATTCGTTTTAACATTTTGTTTTCATCTACTAATATTTTCTTTTCACGTTCCAAAGCAAGAACGCGTTTCACCGCACGTTTCACGAACGGTATATCGCCGATACATTTATGCATGATGTCGATATCCTTTTTAGATGACATGATTCTAATATTATATTGTTAGTATCATCTTATTATATCATTTCAATTTTATGTTTTACCAGTATATTTTAATCCAATCGGGTGGGAACAAATCTTTTGTATCATGAGATAACGCAGGACCAAACCACATATACGGATAACATATTATTTTATTTCTATTCATATTCAACCATGCGGCCCACCAACTATATGTACTATTTGCGATTATATTATGATTACATAAACTCATAATAAGTAACTGCTTCCAATCTAGTATACTATCATCAACTTTTACAAACTCAAGCTCAGGAAATCGGTTAGAAAGAGTAAAAATCAGTTGTGAAACATCCTCATTATCACATTCCTGACAAAAATAGAGTATACGATAGGTTTTACGGTTACTCATACATATATTACAAAGGGCATTATAATAATATTGTATACCAAGTATCGGGTGAGATTCTTGAATATTTTTATAATCAGCAAAACGAAAATGAACGCTAATTGTTTCTTTATCTGTAAAAAGATGGCTATATTCATGCTGAGTATTGTTTAATTGTTCTTTAAAATGAATCATATGTAGTAACACATTTCTATATTTATCAAAATATCTGTAACTCTGATAATAACCTAGTAACAAAGTTCTAGAACTTGTATTAGGTATTGGAGTATAATGAAAGGTGGTTTCCTTCAAAAGTGGCATTTTCAATAAATCTTCATTAGTGATATTATTATTTGGATTATATGTTGTCAAATTCTTTAATCCCATTAAAAAAGTTTCCCAATAAGTATTTCGTACAATACCTACATGTAATTTTTCAACGTATGGCAACACCACAGTCTTTTTATGTTCTATGCTATAAGCAATCGCGGTAAATAATTGAAATAATTGGTTTCCTAACCCACCCATTAAACGGATTGATATTATATCGGACATTATTCTATCTATACAAAATGTAAAAAAATGTATTTATATCTTTTTATGTTTCTTATGTTGAAGAAACATAAAATTATAATCCAAATGTCTCTTTGAGAATGTCTGTTTTACTTTGTCCCTTCTTTTTTTCACTTTGTCTTTTCACCTTATATACTCGTGTTGAATTAGCCGCCATAGGTTGTTTATTATAATTATTCATAAATGATTCTGTTTCTTCATGAAGTTCAGGTAATATCCTAGTCATTGGTTTATCTATGACTAAAAGCATATGTTCGGATTTTAATAATTTTCGATATTCCTGTATTGATAAATTACCATAATATTTATCTAATAAATAATAAGGGTTTGGAGCTGGTTTAATATTGTTTTTATAATTGTAAACTTTACCATAAATTTGATTCAATAAATGATATCGTTCAAACTTAACAGAATCGTCGATATTTTCTTTCATCAAATATGCTGCTCCACACTCCGGTCTACAAAATGAACCATATCCGTAAATAATATTATCCATATCATACTTAGGTATTAGACAAGTAGGATTGTCATATTCATACGTACACCAAAAACAAGCTACTTTTTTATCTGGATAATCTGACCGATAAAGTTGAAGTTTAATTTCCTTTAGCTTTTCGATAATATCTTTCATGTTAACATCATTATCATTATCATCATCATTGACGACATTTGAGTTATCATTCATATTTTGTTTACATAAACCGCAAATATTATTGTTATTCGCAAGAATCTGCTGGGTAGAATCTATATTAGGTTGAGTAGTACTATATGGTGCGTAGTATTCATTATCTATGTTATAATTAACTACTGTAGGAGGTGCTATTGGATTATATGTTAATGGGTCGTGTACGTGCGATGACATATTAGTAGTATGATGTAATAGATCGTCCATAGAACATTTTAAATGAAGAATAATGTTGGTAATAGCATTTTTATCATTCTGTTCCACATCATCTTTAGTTAATAGCTTGCCGCCTTTAGGTTTTCTTCCACGTTTTTTAGGAACTGAAGATTCTTCCACTACATCAATCGTTTGTAGCTCAGACTTCTTTTTTCGTCCTCTCTTCTTCTTCTGTTCGTCTATCGGCGATTCCATCGATTATCGTATGATAAAATTACTCGAATAACTTTATATTGTTTATAATATGTATTTGGGCAACAATAAAAAAAATGCAGGGCTTTATAATATTATTCAATTATTGCATATTATAACATTTTCTACACATAGGTGCGTAATTACTAGAACCAATAACTACTTGTTGTTCTTCATTAGTCAATCTTTTTGAAAATATAGCTGGTTGATTACATTTAACACAAGAAGCTGATAATTTGGTGACTTTATCACACAATGGAATTAGGTCTAACATTCCACCAAATTTTTGTCGTTTAAAGTCTCCATCCAATCCACATATATACACACTTTTATGATGTTTTTCAACTAGTTCATATACAGTTTCATAAAGGTCAGGAAAGAATTGCCCTTCATTAATAAGAATAGTATCATAGTTATTTATATCGGCTTCTTGACATACATCTTGTATTTTATTTGTGAATATACACGGAATCATAACTTTATCATGTGTAGACAACATCGAATCGTGATATCTATTATCACCTGTAAAATTAATAACCTTAATGTTTTTATTATTAGCATATTCTGAGTTATATATATTAATTAATCGCGTGGTTTTACCTGAAAACATAGGACCAATAATTAATTCCAAGTATCCACTAGGTAAATTCTGCATTATTATAATTCACAGATATTTATTATGTCGTTTATATAAAATAATTACAAAATGACTAAATTCAATTTTTCAAAGATATATTCAAAACGAATCAACATAAACAGATAAATTGTAATATACAAATGACAAGTTCTAGCCAAAGTATTCCATGGGTAGAAAAATATAGACCGACAGAATTTTCAAATATAGTGTTAGATAATACAAATCGAAATATATTTGAAAATATAATCAAAAAGGAGTATTTTCCAAACTTATTATTTTATGGTCCACCTGGAACCGGTAAAACGACAACGATTATTAATTTAATAAACGAATATCAACGCACACATAGTAAAATAAATAAAGAAAACATCATACATTTAAATGCGTCAGATGAACGCGGGATAGACATTATTCGAAATCAAATACAGCAGTTCGTGAAATCGAAGAATTTTTTTGAAGTAGGGATTAAGTTTGTAATATTAGATGAAGTTGATTATATGACTAAAAACGCACAGCAAGCATTGAAATATTTGATGCAGTCAACTAATTACAATGTGCGTTATTGTTTAATTTGCAACTATATAAGTAAATTGATACCTTCATTACAAAGTGAATTTATTTGCATCCGTTTCAATCAATTACCGCAAAAAGATATATATAATTTTATAAAAGTAATATCCGATAACGAGAATTTATATTTACCAGATGATGTTATATATACAATCCAAAGTACATATAAATCAGATATTCGAAGTATGATTAATTTTCTACAGTTAAATCAGAATTTATTGGAATGGAGTGGCAGTATAATCACGGTTGAAATATGGGACAAAATATTTCAATTACACAAGAATAACAAATATTACGAATTAAAACAGTATATTCATGAAGTAAGTATAAAATATAATATTGACAAAAAAAGCGTCATAATAAAATATTTAAACTATATCATTCGTAATAAGAATAATATCAAAACTTCATTTTTAGACCATTCGCAAGTAATAGTGCATTCAGATAAGACAGATTTAAATAATACCATCGACTATTTCTGTGAAAACTTTACTGACAGCTACATATAAAATTGAAACAATATAAAGATGTCTATATTGTTTTAATAATAATAATATAATTCCAATATGGATAATATGTTGGATGATGAATGGAATAGTTTCTTGTCAACACAAGACACTAATCAGTATGATTATACTTCATTCACTAACAATTCCAATACAGGTAAAGCAAATATAACTAATCAACAAGATGAAAGTGATAATACGCAACAACCTGTATTAAATCATAGTGATACACCACCCGAATGCGAAGACTTATATATATCAACAACTACAAAGGTTTTATTTTTAAACCAATCTGTTGACATTCAAAACATTTTCTGGGAAATTCCAATAATAGATTACTGGAAACCAGAAGAAGGAATTTTAAAAAAACAAATAAAAATCGTATCATCAACAAAAGAAGAATTTGAAAAATATAAATGTAAACTAAACAATGTAAAATATTATAATGAAATAGTTATAAAACAAATTGACAATCCTCAAGCTAGACAAGTTAAATTCAAAGACGAACGAAAAATAACCATTGGGATTTCAAAAAAAGATATTATGACTTGTCGTGGTAAAATCAAAAATGCGTTTTATAACTGTTTTGCTTTAATAGCTAGATTCAAATTTGAGAATGTATTTCGTGAAATACATGTGAAGGTATTTAATACTGGGAAGATGGAAATCCCAGGAGTATTAAATGATGAAATTTTATGTATTATTAAAAAAATGATAATAAATTTATTAACTCCATTTGCGAATAAGCCACTAGAGTTTCTTGATTATGATGTAGAGAATAACGTATTAATCAACTCAAATTTCAATTGTGGTTATTATATTAATCGAGATAAATTACAGGCGATTTTATGTAGTTCAAAGTATAATATTGAAACTTCTTATGACCCATGTAGTTATCCGGGTATAAAGTGTAAATTCTACTTTAATAATGAAGGAGGGTTTAATATTGAAACACAACGCGGTCAAATTGTAAATGAAGATAGGAATATGACAATAAGTGAATTGGGTGATGCCTCCAAATACACAGAGATTTCATTTATGATATTTCGTACAGGAAGTTGTCTCATTGTTGGTAATTGTACCGAACGTATATTACGATTTGTATATGAGTTTATAAAAAAAATTTTGATTGATGAATATCATTCTATATGCGTACAAAATATGGATACTGAAATTAAAACAAAAAAAGAAAAGGTTAGAAAAAAGACAATTACATTTACACAAGAATATTACAACCAGATTATTCAGTGAACTATAACACTATTTGTATAACCATGCTACAAATTCACTAGTGGATAATGTATCCCATTTTTTTTTTAATTCATCACCACCAATTGACAATTTTTCAAAAACTATTTCATTTTTTTCTTGTTCGGTAATAGACCCACTTCTTATACGCTTACTTTTTTCGCTCTTTGATAAAATAGTACTTAACAATTCAACATATTTAGTTGTACTCATTGGAAATTTTTGATGCATAAATTCTAGATAATATGTTATAAAATCAAAACGTTCTATATCCATTAAAAAATCATTCAAAAATCTTTTGCAAATGGTAATACGAAAAGAAAAATCATACAAATAATTGTTCCAACATAGTAAAGCATTTACACATTTAGATATTCTTATAAAGAGTGTTCTCCATTCCTTATCATTAATATTTACTGGGTTTGATGATAATGTCATAATGTTAGTCAATGAATTTGATTTATCTTGTGATGTACCGTCATATGTTTCAAATATAGCTTTCTTGTAAATAAACATAACAGCATCTTTATGATTTAAATTGTGTATTAATTTAGATTCGCTTATTTGTTCTAAGTATTCTATCAAATAATAATATGTTTGTTGTGCTTGATAATATGCTTTATCAATATCTTTTGTATTTAAAAGAGTATATTCAAATACACGATGTACTGCTGTAATACCCACTGATAATGTTGTATTACAGTATTCAGAACTAGTTATACTTTCGGAAGTTTGTATTTTATCGATGAATTCGCTTAAAACAAGAGAATATTTATCAATGATTTGTTGTTTGGTTGTTTTATAAGTATTCATCCGTTACATAATAGATATATTTTTTTGAGTTTACTTCTAATGATATTTGCGATTGCGGAATTATTTGTATATTTTTTTGTATGATAATTGTATATTATACACAATGCAAACATATATGCGTCAGCGTTCTGAAAGAAGACTATATGATAAAGTACTATACGAACAACATATCGAACGAATAAAATGTATGTTACCGACAGTTGATAATAATGAGCCACGGAAACATCCTTTCAATCATCGTCGACTACGAGAACTAATCGCTCAAAACAGAAAAATAGAAAAAGAAAACATAAAAATATTACAAAACATAGCAACAGCTATACAACAGCCAACCATTGATAATACTTTATCTAATCACGTCCAAAATATTCGTAACTTCAAAAAACAACTATACCGAACAAAACGTAAAAATGAGTTACAAAAAATTACAGATGAAAACCAGCAACTATTGACACGTATTCAAACAGTACCTCCTACAATTCACATGTCATAATATATTTGTTGGTGAAATTTCAGTAAATATACAATATTCAAAATCCATACATTCAAATTATATACTTATTAATTTAACTATTTAAAGTAATAAGTCATATATATTCATATATTGTGAAAAATGCAAAACGAATCAAAACCAAATAGTGACTATAGATTACCTGAGAGTACCACTTTACAACACGCGGTAAAGCTATCAATAGTAGAGGATAAACCGATAATGATGGATTATTGGACGTCGTCATTGGAGAAAACATCTCTAATTGGCGTAAAAGAAAACCAAGAAAAGCTTTTGGTAAAGAGCGAAGAGGAATATACTAGTCCAATTTCTAAAATATTTAAGGTTGGTTCAGAGTTTATTATTGTGACAGAAAATTCGATTTATTTGATCGATAATAAAATTCCTACGAAACGTATTTCCTCTTAATTTCATAAATTAGTATGTAATTCTATATAGGGTTACATACTTATGGTAAACCATTTGATATATGTGTACGTTGTTCTTCCGATAATTCCTTTGGAAATTCAATATTAAAATTAAAAATCATATTCCCAGCATGTGTATCTTTTTTCATACCTAAGCCTTGAATGACTTGTTTATATCCAGGAGTTATTATTGTAATAGGATTAGTATTATTCATAGATAATTTTTTTCCACTTACATGTACAAATTCAAAGATAAATCCACATAAGGCTTCTTTTAATGTTATTGTTTTATCATATATTAAATCCAAATTACTTCTTTTAAAAGGTGTATCGTTTTTGATTTTTATAATTATATTTACATCCCCTTTTATGTCATTATTTCGATTACCTATATTTTGAACGACTATATTTTCATTATCATTTACTCCAGGTAATACATCTACACGAATAGTTTCTACTTCGTGTTTTTGTGTACCATTTACATTAACTGAACGTTGGATTTCTACAGGA